CGACGCCGTGACAGATTTCCCGATGAGATAGCGAACACCGCCTGTTGAGGTCAGCGCACCTGGGGCCGTCAATGAGATCCAGTAAGTCTGCGTACCGAACCCTGCAGTCGAGACGGCTGCACCGGTTGAAGTTGAATAACTCAGGTTCGTTACTGTGCTGGGACGAAACGTGCTTGGAGTGAAATTGTTGGCCATCAAAATTTTCCTACGTTCGGATAAATAATCTTGCGGTTAAAATCACCGCTTCTGTTGGGAATGTTGTCGCGAGTCAAATTGTAAGCGACCTTGCGTGCATCCTCGCCCGGCTTGAGCTGGTGGCAGATTGGTTTGCCTTTTTTGTCGAAACGTTGAACTCCGTTGATGTCCACGAGCGTCACGACATCATCGACGGTTTTAAAGTGGCCTTCCTCGACAACGCCAACATGATCGCCGAAGCGTGGAGGTCGCATCGTTACGAATACAGTCTCAAAGGGCTTGCTCATCAGAAACGCCCATTGATGGATATTCGATCTCTCGGGGAAAGTTGCGCCGCTCCTTTTCCGTGCGGGCATAGCGCAACATCATGAGTGCATAACGGGTGGCGGCAATCAGGTCGTCGCCTTCCTTCACAACCTTGCCGTCCTTGCGGTGATAGAGTCTGAACTCTTCCCACCAATCGTTGAGATGCTTGAATACTTTGAACCTGCCGGTTTGCATCCGATCGAGCATGTCCATAAGACCGGCTTCCACACTCACGCTGCCATCGGTGAATTGCGCGTGCTCGTGCAGTAGCTCTAGGCCCTGATCGCTATATTGGTTTGCCAACGCGGCGCCGGCGCCTTCTAAAGTTTCTCTGCGCAATCACGGTCCCAAAACAGCTCCACAGCCGCGAAAGGATGGTCCCAACCGAAGTCCATGCCTCCGATGCGGGGCCAGTGCGATGGGAAGCCTCGGTGTTCGATTGCGATAGTTTCTTCTGCGACCGGAAAGATTCGGCCAGAGCCAAGGACAGGAATGCCTTTTGTGCGGGCTTCCAACTCATGGGCGGGATAGCTCGCGATAATCTTTTTCTTTTCATCGTCGCTGTAGTGGTCAACATCATCAATGGTCATGACGACCTTGTGCCGATCGTCTGATTTCTCGTGCAGGAAGCGCTTCACGACAGTCGAGACACCCTGCAGCGGCGTGAAGGTCATCCAAACCAGATTGGCGCCAACGTTCGTCCTGGTCAGTGCCTCGGTGTAGATGTCCGCAGGCGGTTCCTCATCGAGCCACACCCAGGAGAGCGTCTCGCCCTGAAACTTCTCGCGTCCTGATGCATAGGTCTTGACTCCGATGACGGATATGTCACCGGAAACGTGACTAACCTTGATCGTGTCGAGAAGATCGGGAATGCCGCGCGCTGATACCAATTCAACGATTGCATCCTTCGGGATTGCTCCCGTGCCTTCCTGGCCGGTGCGTCCAACCAGAACCTTCTACACGGTGTCTCTGACGACTTCGCCGGTAACGCCGCAGGCCCAGCCGACAGTCGGCTTGTCGAAGCGTTTGCCTTTCCACCAATCGGGATAGCGACCAGTGGCGTGGATCGCGAAACCACCGGCTAATGTTTTTCCGAGTTGGTTGCCGGCCATGAGCAGGCGTTCTCTGTGAGTCGCACCCGCTGCATGGAATTCGAGTTGCTTGGGATATGGCTTGTAGTAGGCCAACTTGTTTTCAGTTAAGCGTCTTGTCTTCTCTGTCGTCAGTGCCTGCAGAAAGGCTGCCTGCGATTCGTTCGCGGACATGCTCAATGAATAGCTCCAATTCCTGATCTGAAATTTCGTTTAGTGGACCGACAGCAAATTTCCAGTTCTTTCGGCAATAGATTGGCGACCATAACGCAGAAGCGTACCGGATCAGTGACCGGCGCAATCTTCATTGCATCCCTGCCGCCGACGTTCCATTCCTCAAGCAGGTCTTTTAGAAATTGGTCCGCTATTTTGTTTCGAGTCCCTTTGACTCTGCCACCCATCTTCGGGTGGCCCTTCTCAAATAAAGCCATCGCGATTCCTCAAATATAAAATGTAAATCTCCGCGCTGTGGCGGAGTTCAAAAGCACACTGATAAAATGATCTATCTAAATAGACAGCGGCCGACCGTTTCACCACACACAGTCGGCCGCCGCTCCCCGTCCCAGTCGCCCAAGGTGAGCCAGAGGTGAAGTGGGAACGACCGGGTAGAGGGCCGATTTTGGGCACGGTGTTTTCTTCGATCAATCCGGTCAGTAAAACTTAAATGGATTGTGGCCGTTTGGTCACAGGCTAATTCACCCATTCAAATGAGGGCGGAACGCAGAGGCCGCGCCGCTCTAGTTCCAAAATCATCAACTCATATTGCGGGTTTGTAAGCTGAAGCTTTGAGTGCGTACAGTTCGGCTACATAAAACCAGTCAACATCCGCCAAAATTGGGAGCGCCGACATCGTGTTATCCTTCGCCCTGCGCGCTCGAGGACCGCTCCATATTCCGTGCAGAAAAAAAGCCGCTGTGTCGATGATGGGGACTGCTCCGCTGGCAGTCCCCACTATTCTTGGCTAATGTCGACTACCACGACGGTCACTTCCTGGCACCGCGGGCACTCAAAGGTGCGGCGGTCGTGATTAATCACATCGGGTTCAATCGAGACGAGCCACATTGGCGTATCGCAAGCTCGCACCAAAGGTGGTTCTGCATCCGCAGTCGCGGACGCGCTTCATACGGTCTCAGGCAAGCCTCCCAAAGGGTCGTTTTTATTTGGCGCGGTCTTTTCAAATTTGATCAGACTTTGCATTAAATAAAACGTAGGCGGTGCGAATTTATGAGAATTTCACAGCTTCTCGTTGCTGAGAGGAAAGGGCCGGGGGGATGGTGATTAAGCCCCGGCCCTAACAGCCGCAGCGTTTCGAGGAACCTCGGGGGGAGTCGCCGCAGCCACTGAATCAACCGGCGGCCCGCCAGCGTGGTTCCTAGATGTAAAGGCCAACTAACTCAGCCACCTAGCTTTGAAATCCGCCATCGCTTGTTCACGTGTCGCTGAACCCGCCCTGTGTCGCTACAGCACCTTCGGCAGTTGCGGGCACCGAGCGCCGCACGGATCGTTCATATTGTGCGCTTGCTGCTTCGGACAGTCGGCGGTGATCTCGTCGAGCCAATCGCGATTAGCTTGGCATCGCGACCACGACGCTCGATCATTCACAAGTAACCATGCCAGCTTTTAGATAAGTTTTTTTGTATTACTACTGAAATTTACTCTTCGTGGCACCGACTGAAACGCTGTCGGCAATTACGCTCATCCTGCGACCGTCTGGCACGATCCCCAATGCCCCCCAGGGCGGAAGCAAAGAGCCGCAGCTAGTTGGCTCAGTCTGCGGCTCTTTTTTACAATAGGGGGCTGGTTTGCCGGGCGGACATTACCGTGAGCGACGACGCAAACTGGAGCTGATCAAACTACAAACGAGATAATTGCCTACAAAATATCTGATGGCGCGCTGGAAAATGCAGCGAGCATAGGGCGGGCGGGAAACTATACGGTTGTTTTCTGCACTGCTTTGGATCTTCGTCCGGGTCCGTAAACAGCGGGGCAGCTTATGGCACAGTGCCCCAAGCCACGCAGATACAGCCGCCGAAACTAACGGCACAGAACGCCGAAAAGACCAGCACAACGATTTCACCCATTACGACACCCCCGCTCGTAACAAGAGACATATTTCTCATTGTGATCAGGATATGTGGATTTCGCTAACGCGATGTGCTGGCCGTCACAAAAATGCGGAAAAGTAGAGGCCGGCAACTTGTTGGGCGTAGAGCGAAGGCGCCCGCAGTTTCCCACGGGCGCCCACTAGGCAATCATGTCGGCGAATGCCTCGGCAAACTCTTTGGCCGCGATAGGATCAGCAAAGCACCAGCAAATGTAGTCGCGATTGTTTTCGTCGCGCCGGCCCGTTGAATTAAGGGCGGGGATGCCTCGCGCTTGGTGCCATTGGTGCATGGCATTCAGCTTTGAGCCAAAGCCGCCGGCCGGCACCCGCATTTCTACAATGTGCGGGAAGTCTTTCTCGATTTCCTTCGCGCGGGCGCGGCCTTTGTAACGGGGCATTACTGGCTCGCATCTAGGTCTGCTTTTGGGGCTAAAGCATACATCGCCTTTTGCGGAAATCCGCTTTTGCGGTCGCTATTGGGGGTAAAGCGGACATGACTTGTTGCGCCGCATATGTCCGCTTTTGACCCAAAGCGGACATCT